AAGTCAAAAACAATGATTACCTTGTTTTCGCTAAATCCCATAAGATCCATGCCAAAACAGGGAAGATTACTCCCAGTCTTAGGATAAAGTATGTTGTTGTAGATACTGGACTTCTCATCCCAGATGTCCACTTCTCTGCTCTTAATAAAGTGCTCATGTGCGTAAACCTGTGCTGTTAATCGTGTTCCTTTTTTGCCTGTCCAGTCTGCCCAGATGGGTTGTCTTTCAAAGTCGGGAAAGGTTTCCCATAATGCGTTCGTGTAGTTTTTCCAGAGATTCATTCCCACCAGATCCATCCTGTAATTATGTACTTGTGATATTTTTCACTGATCTCACCTTTATGTAGATGAGTATAGCCTGCAGGGAATATCACTGTGTTACCCTTCTTAGCTCTTGTCTTGTAATTCTGGTGATAGAACATTGTCCCACCATCAGGTACATCGTTAAGATATGTCATGTAGACCATTGCTCTATCACAACAGTCACTTTGTGCACCATCTATGTGCCACTTATAGAAACCTTCACCTGGTTTATACCATTGGATGACTGGTAGTTGCTTCATTTGAAACGTACCACCAAACTCCATGAACCTATACTTTGTAATGTAATCCTGTACGAACGTCCATAGTTCGTGGTGATAGGATTTCCACAACTCAAAAGGTGCACCAAGTTTATCAGCGTCACCTAGAAAGAAATCTGTGCTTGCCTTAACCTTTCGGTTGAGACCATTAGATGATATGCCTGGTTTAGTTAACCCTACACTTGCTGCCTGTCTCATCAATGAGAGGTAGGTGTCACAAAGTTTGGGATCGAGTTGATATTCCTCGATGAAGTTCATACCACTTTGATATGAAGTTGACGAGTATTATCTCCGATCTTACCCTCCAAGAAATAATTGAACGCTACCATGTAGCGATTGCTATTGGTAACGTTGACATCAGTCTGATGCATGAGGTGTGACGGGAAGAGAATTAGATCTCCCTTCTGTACATCAAATCCCCATCTATCAGCGTTAAAGATGTTACCATCAGTTGTGAGTGGTCTCACTGTACCAGTGGTATAAGTTGGTGATGTATGTGATGCACAGAACACTAATCCACCACTACCCTCTGGCACATCAAGATAAAGACCACCACTAAAGCATGAGTTGCTATGGTAGTGCTTAGGTGAATAGTTACCAGGTTTATGAAGGTTGATCCATGACTGTGAATGCTTAATCCTACAGTTGGCAAGTTTAAGCAACTCGAAACAGTACATGTTCATGTGCTGTTCGATAAGTTTTCTAATACCTTTAAAAGGTTCTGAGAGTAATATCTTTACGTCTTTACTTGTATATCCGCTATTATCTGGGTATGGTTCGTATGGTATAGTCTTCAGTACTGTATCTAAATCAGTTACCTCTACTGAGGTTTTGTATACTGGTGTAGAAAACAGTGGAATAATTTCATTGCTCATATTCGTGAGGTATATAATCAGGGCATAATAAAGCACCCGCAAGTGCTGAAGCAGACTTATTGTTGCTGCACAATTTGTTCATCCAAATCCTTTCGTCTAATTCTACCGTCCCATCGGTAGATATCATCCTGCAACAGATATCCACTATCTTGTTTCTGTAGTTGTTGCTTAACATGTTTAATAGCCTCTGGAAGGATTGCGTATTCTCTTCGTTGAATCGCCTTGGTAAGTGACTTGATATCATCATTATGTAATATAGGAACTTTAGACTGGATGATGATTTCGCCACCATCGAGTTCTTCGTTAACGTAGTGAACAGTGGCACCAGTGTATTCATCACCTGCGTCCATTGCCTGTTCTACTGCATGTAACCCCTTATACTTAGGTAAGAGAGAGGGGTGAACGTTAATTATTCTACCACGGAATGCGTTTATAAAATCTTTTGTAACAATTCGCATCCATCCTGCGAGTACGATTAGATCTACATTCCATGCTTGAATGAGACGAATCATGTTGATTTCGTCGGTTGACTCGATGTATGAATGAGGTATTCCAAGTTTATCGGCACGCTTTGCTGCACCGCACTTGGGTTTGTTATGGATCATTAACACAACTTCGTCACTTCTACACGTTCGCACTATATTCTCGAAATTTGAACCATTTCCAGAACACAGTACGGCTAATCTCATGAGTGTGGATCGTATAGAACTAGTACGCAAATTATAGTAACAATCAATACGATTGCTACGCCCATAATTATTAAATGCATGAAATTATTTAGGTAATTGGTTGATCATTTCTTGTACATTGTCCTTTAATGTATCATAAAATTGGGGTCCGACCTCGTTAGGTGACATTCCCAACATACTTGCTGCCTGTTTAACTTGATTCACTAACTGTTTAGCGTCAGGATCGTCAGATAACGTTACACGCATGTACATAGTTTGCTGTAGATTTATGAGTTCCATCATCTTCTGAAGTTGTTCTCGTTTCTGCTCTGTGCTCAACAATAAACCCATCTTGTTAATTTCTAGATAGAGTTCTTGCATCTGTTCGAGTTCCCTTTGAACTATCTCAGACTTGAAAAATTTCATAAGTACTGTGCTTTTACTATTCTCTTATATTTACCCAAGTCTACACTCAGGAAGGGGTCGTATTTAACTACCTTGTTCCTCAATGGCTTCCAGACTATCTCTTCTTTGATATGTTTATCAAACTGAGGTGCATACTGGAAGATCTTGTTAAAGATGGTTAATGTCTCCAAACATATTCTACCACCTAAGTGTGCTTTTAGCAAGGGTGGGTGCACTGACTGTATCTTAAAGAGATCATCAAACTTCTCGCATTCCTCGTGAAGTGCTGCCACATCTTCCTTGAAGTGATAAGTCAGAGATTGTTTGCGTTTGGTATACTCGGCATAATTCTTGGCACCCTCTCTGACTAGGGTTGCAGGATATACCTTATCCTCTGCGATTAAATTTGCTACAAAAAATTCGCGTAACTCGAAGTCCTTGAACTTCCTTGAAAGTTTGACAAAAAAGAACTTATCTCTTCTTTGGTCAAAAGAAACCTGTGATGCCTTAGCATTTCCACCATATTGAAAATAGTCATAGGTGTTGGAAGTAAAATGAAGTTTCAGAGCAAGGTACATCTTGTAAACTTCAAAACCTGTCACAGTTTCAATAGACCTCTAGAGGTTTTCTTCATGTAATTGAGACGTTGTGCCTCATATTTTAATTTTTCTTTTAATGGTTTTGATATCAGTTTACTGATGCCATCCATTTCTATATTCTTGTCTTCACAAAACTGTACTACAGCTTCGATGTAGTTGAGACTGCTATCTTTGACTATCTTTTCTATTTCTACTGAGAACTTCGCAGCAGTCATAAAATTTTCTTCAAAGACTTCATCTATCTTACCACTCGCCATATGCTTCTCGGTAGGAGTCAATATATCCTTTAAGTTTGCGAGCATACTTAAACTTGTCATAAATTTCAAATATTTGAGGTGAGCCTGTTTCACAGGCAATGATCGTAACTAACTTCTTAACTTGTAATCCTGTTAGCTCTTGAAACATTATAGCATACGCTGTCTCTTGTGCAAAGTAGTCGTGTATCCATTCTTCACGTTTCTCCTTTGTACTGGTTTTGAAATCTATTATCGCAAGTTCTCCCTTATACTCCGCAATACAATCCACTCGACCTGCTAACTTCAGCAACTTACTGGATAAAGGTGCTTCTATTGCATGTATGTTGTTGATACTATCTATGTGGGGTTTGATCTGATAAAACATACCCATGGATAGTGGATCATCCTTATATTTGCTTATATCTTTGTTTTCAAGATACAACTCCGCAAGTTTGTGGCACTTATTACCACGAGTTGTAGCACGTTTAGTAACCCTATTTGCTTCCTCTTCACCTACCCTGTTTCTCCACTCCATAATAGACTTCTTTTTAGAATGCCCTATCACAGTCGTAACAGAAGGGTAGAAAGTATCTTCAACACGATACCTCCTACCCTTTGTAGTTGTTGTTGCTTTTAACTCTGGAAAGTTATGTATGTTTAAATGTTTAAAGTCCAAGGTTCATCTTACTAATCAAATAGGATTTGACTAGACCAGATCTAACGATGTCATCAATACCGAATTCGATACCCTCAAATTCATCCATGTCATCAATAATCTTTTTAAAGTCCATGATACCAGTTTTCTCATGGGCTTTTGTCAAGTCAGTTTGTGCAGCGTCTCCTGCAAATACAATCTTACTGTTAACTCCTAGACGTGTGATAATGGAGTCAAGTTCGTGGAAGTTTAGGTTCTCTGATTCATCCACTAAGACTATACTGTTATCTATGGTAGTTCCACGGATGAAACTTGTAGACCAAAATGATATAGTGTCTTGCTGTTTTAAATTAGCATAGAGCATTTCAAATGATGGGTCATCAGGCATATTGAACATGAACCTAACCATGTTCTTATATGGTATCTGATAGAGGTTTGCTTTGTCCTCATGGTCACCTGGTAAGAAACCAATCTCCCTTGTAGGTACTAATGACCTGACAATATAGAGTTTATCATATGGTGTCTTCTCATCTAGTATATCACGAAGTGCAAGATAAATGGTAATAAATGATTTACCAGTACCAGCACATCCAAATAAGAATAAGTTTTTAGATTTATCCCATGCCTCAAACACCTTCTCCTGATTATCAGTGAGAGGTTTGATATCTATTAGATGTTCTGTACCGATCGGTTTTCTTCTCATTTGTCTAGTGGATAGACCAACAAGTGTTGGTTGCTTCTTACTTTTTACAGGCATTTAGATTTTGTCGAACTTAGCGTATGGGTGATGTTTCTTGACGTTATTTAAACGATCTTTGAAACCTTGAGGAAGTTTGTTTTGGTAGTCACCTACCCCACTGACTGCAGATGCTACACCTGCCATCCAGTCTTTATCCCAATCGGGATTATCTTTCCTCCATTCCTCATATTGGGAAATGGTCATAGTCATTTCTTTTTGCTCACCTGTTTTAAGGTGTTTCACTGAATACATTGGCATTACTTATACTCCCAATTTAGAGCGTTGGTGCAGATAGGAAACTGTTGTTTAAAAATCTGCCTGACTTCATGTACTACGTCCATATGTTCTTTTTGTGTTCCGTGTGCGGATCTTAAATCTATATAGTGGATCCATGACCGAACACTGCCTGTCATATACAGTCTTGTAGGTGTCGCTAACGGGAGAACAAATCTCGCACATTCCTTCGCAATACCCGAAGCGAGGAGTTCGTTGTATAGATCCATCGCTTCAACAAAATGTTCAGCAATCTTGTATTGGAGATCTGCTTTTTTGTTCTTCGGTACATCGTCTATACTGTTCTGTCTATTTTTTAAATCTTGACTACGAAGATCGAACATGGGGATCTCTTCTGCTAACAGATTAGTGTCAGCATATCTTTGTGAGAACTCCTGAAACGTAAATGATCTATGTCTTAATATTTGTGCAGCGAGACCACGAGTAGTCTCAATCTCCACTGTCATGTGTGCTTGCTCAAAAACTGACCAGTGACCGTGCTTTATGCAATAGCCTAGTAAACCAGCTACTGCTGGATTTCCTTGGTTGTTCGGATTGCTCACTCTCGCTACGTACCCCATCGTCTTTTCTGCGTCTGGGGTCACGCTCATCAATTTTACGTTCATGTTGTTTTTTAATCATTTTAGCATACCATGCTTCTTGCTTGGTATACCACTCAGGATGTAGTTTAGCTCTTTTTATTAATTTTTTCGCTGCTTTTTTGTCTTTCATGGTGGGTTCTAAATCCAATCCACTCGTTTACTATTTCTACCGAGTTGACTGGATACTGGTTCCAAAAGAGCAAAAAGGAACGCATACACTCAGTTTCCTGATTTTGCCCATTGGCAATGCGTTCGTATTCTCTTAAGTGATGTAGTAGGTCTATATC